TTTCCAACAGAGTTTGACCCATTACCTTTAATACCCGTTGATGAGTGGGTCATACCACCTAACCAAGTTATTCTATATGCTGCGTCCGTATCTTGTGGGTCTAATAAGTTCCATTTGTGTGATGATGATGTCCCACCTACAAACGGATAGAATGCGTCAAACACACTAAATAGTGATGCTGATTTTAAGTCTAATACAAGTTGATTAGTTGCCTCTTTTTCTGTTGTTGTTAGTGTATCACCACCACCCTCAACTGCGGTAAAGAATGCTTGTGCGTCAGGGTCATAAGTAAACTCATAAGTTAAATCACAAGCAGGTGCAGGTGTTGTAAGGTCAACAGGTCCTGCGGCTTTAACTGCTCTATACTTACTCGGGGTATAACTATAAGGTTTAAGTTGGTCTATAAGTGACTCTCTTTTCTCTTCCTCAGTTAACTCGGGTAAACGCTCAAACTCAGTATTACGGTAAGTCTTTTGTTTACCTAATATACCGTGTTTTACATAACGACCTAAACCCGACTTCCTATTTGGTCTTAGTTTACTCATATATTTATTTTAATTGGCTAAAAAGGGTGGGTTATTACACCCACCCCTTAATATATTATACTAACGTTAAAACGTCTGATAATGTTGATGACGATAAAGTCGTCATAGGTTCTTTACTATAAGTAGTGATTGTAACAGAGTAACCATTACGGTCTCCAAATGCAGTTCCTGACTCACCAGTACCTGCAGACACAAAGCCACCGTCAAAGTCACTTCCTAAGTACCAAATAACATCGTTGTTATCTTTTACAAATAAAACAATATTACGGTTCTGAGCCAATAACTTAAGTTGGTTTCTTTTATCCTGGTCCATTTTATTCATCACAGCCGTTACCGCCTGCTCAAAAAATGTAGTACCATTTTCAAGACTTACCTGAAAAGTCTCTGTCATATTACTTGTTTGTTTCTGTAGCTCAAAAGTGTACGTTGTACCCGTTCCTGTTGCTCCAGTTAAAACACCCTCACTACTATAGCTTGTCCCTGTGATTAGACCTGCAACGACGCTTAGCTCTTTAATTCCGCCAACGCTGGATGCACAACCTAATTCAATATTTGATGTATTTAGACAAGACATAATTTTATATATTTTTTAGTGAGTTTATTTATTACAAGTTATTTGTTACAAAGTACTCAGGGAATGCAATCTGAGCACCAATCTTAAAGTTAGAACGTACACGTACCTCGTCATTATCACGTGAGTAGAAAATGTCAAGTCTCTCTTCATCTGACATTAAATCTACACCTACAACCATATATTCTGCAGGCCCCATATATACGCCATTATCATTAATTCCGTTCGTACCTACAACTCTAAAGTTAGTTCCTGGATGTAGAGTAATGTACTCTTGCATTTGGTCTCCTTCAACAATAAAGTCTTGGTAGTAGTTAGATGTTCTTAAGTTAATAAGATATTTTCTGTAGTTAGACATACTCATCCAAATGATGATGTCGTCTCTGTCTGCTACCGCATTTGGTAACAACTCTACTAATTTATCAACCTCAGCCAAAGCGTTAGATGATGTGATAGCCGATGCACTAACTACTGGTACAACACCTGTAGTACCCGTTGAGATTAATGTAGCAAAACCATTAAAACAAGACGTACCAGTTGTACTTCTCCATAATTGCTCCTCTACATATTTCTGAATCTGAGCTACTTTCAACTGAGCAATTGCCTCCTCAAAAGGTACTGACTCGTTGTAAGAACCTGCATTTAAGAATGCTGATGCCCAGTATTGATTTAGGTCTCTAGGACATAAACTTTCGTTTACTTTTTTATCACAAACAGTAATGTCTCTTTGTGAAAATTCGGTTGTACCTGAAGAATTCCAGCCACAAGAACCGTCTTGCACGTTAAGTGTAGACGTTAAAAGGTTCAAAGCCTGGGTTCCCTTGATGCCACTTTGTACGTAGCACAACTCAGCAGTTTTACCTTTTACGATAGCTTCTGCTAATAACAATCCTCCTACCTCATCTGTGTACGTATTTAACGCTGTTAGGTCGAAAGAAAAATCGTGTTTTTTCATTTTATTTTCCATCTTTTAATAATGTTTATTTATTTATTTTTAAGTTGTCTTAGAGCCTCAAGTTTATTAACTTTTTTTGCTTTTAACCCTTTGACATAATCCTGTGTGCCCGCATTAAAATACTGACGGTCACCAGCAGGTTCTGCTGAGAACTTACTAAAGTCCTCACGTAGTTTATCATACTCTTCACGGATAACATTTAACTCACTTGACAAGTGGTTAAAGCCAGCTGTGAATACCTCTAATAATTCGTCTAACCCTTCGGTTGTGTCCTCGGTCAATTCAACCTCAACCTCTTCCTCAACCTCTTTGGTTACGATGTCTGTGATTACACCATCTAATACGGTAATAACTTTACCGTCTGCTGTCTCGTGGTCTCCATCAGGAGCCGCTGTTTTACCTTCCTCGGTTACAACAAAAAGAGCGTCACCTACTTTGAGTTCCTCAGTTTCAGTCTCAACAATAGTACCGTCAATTAGTTCGGCACTTACCATTTTAACCTCTTCCTCTTCAGTTACCTCAACCTCAGTTTCCATCTCTTCCTCTTTGTCCTCGTGTTCAGCACCAGCATAGTCAATAGCATCAATCACACCTTCTTTAACTTTTACTTTCATGCCGTCTTCCATTTCATACTCACCCTCCTCAGCAGGTATATGACCGTCAGGGGTTACGATGTAGATTGCTTTCTCAAGCTCTACGTCACCCTCAACTGTTAACTCCATACCCTCTTTGGTTTTGTAAGCACTAAATGTCTGTTGACCGAATAAAAGTTTCTTAATTCTTTCAATTGCTTCTTTACTGTTCATCTGTTACGTTATTTAACAAGTTTTTTATGTTCTCAATAAGGAGGTCGTCCTTACTGAATACGGCTTTCTCACCAAAGTAACCCTCTACTGAGAAGCCTGCATACTTACCAGATTTAATCTCACCCCATACTTTAGGACTGTCGGTTTTCATAGTTATAACCCACGAGCCCTTAGGGTAATCTAAACCTAATGCGTTTGCTTTATCATCGTATTTATCCTCAACTATCCAGCTTTCAACAACATACGTTTCCTCAGCTTGTAAAGCGGTGTGCTCAATATTAGTAGCATCTAACCTCTTTTCCTTCATAAACTTATAACTAAGTTTTTTAATGGTCTCCTCACTAAAGTAGACGTAGTATATCTCACCCGTTGGTGAGGTCCTTACGATTAGTTTATTAGGGACTAATGCAGCTCCCGTAATTTCCATTTTATCATCGTCATAGTTAAACGATAATTTAGGCTGACTGTTTTTAGACTCGGGTATACAGTTAGGAACTTCACGTCCGTCTTTTATTTTTGTACCGTAAGCAACCCACCCACTTTGACAAGGGTTAGGAGTAATAAACTCCTCACTTATGGTTTTACCAGTCTGATTAACATATGGTTGTAAACCACTTGTGTCTATTGCCATTTCCTCGTCAATCTCTTTTAGTTTTTTACTTGCCCACTCAATACCTTCTTTTCCGCCCCATGCATCTACCATAAGTAATGCACAACCGTCATCATAACTGTCTTGTTTCTCAGCATTTGCTAAGTGACGACCAAAGGCTGACATTCTGGCAATAATATCTCTACTTACCTTGTCACCGTTACAAAGTTGGGCTGACCTCGTCCATCCAACTCTTGTACCACAGTCAACACCTATACTCTCCTCTTTATACTTACGTGCTTTACAAGCCTTGTCTCTTGCATATTGTGGTACGTCATACATCTCAGCCATTTCCTCCTTCTCAGGGTGTTGGTAACATGGCATATAATACTCTTTACCGTTATAAGTGTGGGTATGGTAACCCTCACACCCTAAAAACTCAGCAACCTCAATAGCCTCGTCCTTATTGTCAAACAGAGGGTAGTTGTCAACTACGTCAACAAGAGCAAAGTTATAACTTTCTCTAAGTGCGTCATACCCGTTGTCAGCACTTGCTGTTGTGGTAGTGTCTTGTTGTGGTATATTCTGTTGTTCGTCTAAGTTACGTTGAGATGACCCTTTGTTAATAATACGGTTTTGAGCTTTACCTTTAGACTCGTCAATAGGTTTATATTGTAGTTTAATCCATCTGTGTCTACAGTTGAAAGAACCACGCCATTCAAATATATCATAAGACCCGAACTGGTCGTTTACACTACGGTCAGTAAGTGATTGTATGTCCTCAATACGGTATACTAAGTTTTTACTTAACATTTGGCTACAAAACGGTCTGTTCTTATTGTCTTTAGGACCTACATACTTGTACCTAACACGAGAAAAAGGGGTGTCCTCAACACTTACCTTGTTAGGGTCACTACTAATTTGTCCTACAAAAGCACCGTTATTTGGTAACTCCTCAACTTTAGCAATTTCCCATCCGTCCATATCACCGTCCTCACCTAAAGATGTAATAATTTCAGCCAATTCGTCCATCTCCTCGTCAGTTAATACCTCATATGGTTGTTTTTTAACTACCACCTCGTTAAAGGCAAGCCAATTTTCCATATGTGCAGGACGGTTTACAAGAGCAATACCGTCAATACCGACTGACGGGTCTTCCATAAACTCGTCATCTATCAAAAGTTCAACTATTTTCATAAACTTAGTCTATCTAATTCTAAATATAATAATAATGTAATATTGCGGAGATTAAATGATACTACGTGATTTAACTTGTCTGTCAAGTTGTGCCTCGTTACTTACCTCACCAGCTACAACATAAGTCTTTATTATCGGTGACTCACTTGTTTTAACGGGTTCTGGTCTACTTAAATCACCTGAAAAGCTTCTACCCCCACCTGCTTGATTAATGGTGCTTAAAAGGGGTGCAAACATGGCCGTTGACTGTGCGTTAATAACACTCTCACCGTTAGATAGTTGTGCCGTAATACTGTCACTTGTACCCGACCCTTCACCTGTCACTATACCACCTTCTCTATATTTAGGTTTTTTAGGTTTAGGTGGGTCTTGTACTCCTCTAATTTGTTTAACGGTTGCCAAACCTGCAGTTAATACGGTTGCGGTATTAACTATTTTAGCTATAACGTCAAACGGTGACGGTAATGTACTTGGTTGTCTTAATGCCTCAGTTACACCAAGGTACGTATTAACTAATGCTTTTGCTATTGCAGCTGCTTTACCTGCCTTTGTCTCTTCACCAAATATTTGTATAGCAACATCTAACCCTTGAAGCATTAGTTGTCTTTTCTGCATTTCAATAGCCATCTCACCATCAGCTAATGATTGTTCTGCCGCTAGTATTGCCTTGTTATAGTTCTCAGTTATTTGTAATATTTGTGCCTCTGTTAAGTCTTTGTTAACCAATTCAAGGTTTAACTTTTGTAATAAGAAGGACTTTAACTGTTCTAACTCTTGTTCGTTAGTTACGTTTTGTAATCCAATCATAATATCAATATCACTTCTAGCGGTGTCTAATCTTTTTTGTGCAGCGGCATCTCTTGCTGCTTGTCTTTCAGCCTCAGCCTCTTGCTCAGTTTTTGTAATCTCGTCCTCAATTTCTTGAACACTATTAAGGTATTTTTGTTGTGCTTGTTCTCTTAACTTTTGTTTGTTCTCCTCAGTAGTATTAAGTTGGTCTATAGTCTTTAAGTCAGCATCACGTTGTATCTCTAACTCTTTTCTTGCTCTTTCCTCATCGTCAGTAATAAGGTCAAGGTTAAGTTGTTGCTCAAAGTCAGCTAATGCTTGTAACTCAGCTTTACGTTTCTCAGCAGCCGCTTTTTGTTCTGCTCTACGTCTATCTCGTAGTGCCTTAGCTTGGTCTGCCAATTCCTTTTGTTTGTCAGCAGTCTCTTTTTGTCTGTTGTAAACCTCAGCCTCTGCCGCCGCTAACTCGTTTAACTGTTCTTTACTACTGTCACTTAAGTCTGCTAATGCCTTGAGGGCAGCATATCTGTCCTCAGCCAGTTTTTGTTCTTGTTTAGCAAGGGCAATCTCTTTTTGTCTAACCTGCTCAAGTGCTGCCTCTCTTTCGGCATAACTTAGGTTCTCATCATTAATCTTTTGTTTAGCCTCACTAATTAACTTGTTGGTCTTAGCCCTCTCTACATTAAGACTACGTTGTCTATCCTCTACTTGTTGTAGTTGTTTAGTTGCGTCGGCTGCCGCCTTAAACTCAGCAGCAATCTCAGCACCCACACCCTTGAATGCTCCCCTCATATCATTAGCGGCTCCCTTAAAGTCACCCTTAAAG